CGCGGTGATGGCCGCGCCCAGGGCGGCGCCGATGGCGACGGCCGGGTTGCTGAGCATCCCCGCAGCGGCCTTGAGCGGCCCGGCGAGGCCACCGGCGAGCATCCCCGCCGCGCCGGCGGCGACGGTGGGGATGATCTCGAGGAACGCGCTACCGGCGTTGCCGGGGCCGGCCGGCGCCGAGGTGTCGCTCATCCGTGGCCCTTGGGGGTGTACCGGACCGACGCACCGAAGAAGGCCCGCATGTCCTCCGGGCTAGCGGCGGCCCGGGCGGTTTCCTCCTCGGGCCGGTTCGGGCGGGGGACGCGCAGCGGTTCGAGCCGGGCGGCGCCCTTGCGTTTCTTGGTCTCGTAGAACATGGCGAGATGCGCCGAGGTGGTCTCGGCCAGGGCGGCGAGGAGCTCCTCGGCGTTGGCCCAGTCGCCGGGACCGGGGACGCCGTAGGAGCGGGCGAGCGCGGACTCGGCGGGGATGCCTTTGGTGAGAGCGAGGAGGCGGCGCCCGGAGATGGGCTCAGGGCCCCAGATGGCGGCGGCGAGGTCGAGACCGTAGAACCGGGCGAAGTCGGCCTCGAGGAGCTCCCATCGGTCTACGAGGAGCTCGCCGAGGCCTACGATTCCGGGGCGGCCATCCCGTAGGATTCCATCGCCGCGGTGATGACGAACTCGAGGTCGGCGAACGAGGTGGACTCGTCGACGACGGCCTCGTAGGCGTCGCCGAGGAGGGCACGGAGGCCGACGTCGAGGCCGGCGAGGTCGGTGACGTCGCCGGAGGCGAGGGCCCCGAACGCGGTGACGACCTGAGCGGGCATCTCGGGGGGGAGCTCGTAGTCGGCGCCGTTGATGCGCAGCACCGGCGGCGGGCCGAGTTGCTCGAGGCGCGCCGCGCGGTGGGCGTCGACGTCGATGACGCGGGAGACGGCGGCGGGCGGCGCCTTGGGCTTGACGCCGTTGGTGCGGCGGTGCGGGGCCGCCTTGGTGGTGGTGGTCCTGGCGGTCATCACGGAACCGGGGCGAACGCCGGGTCGTCGGTGAGCAGGAACCACGGGACGGTGGCGCCGAGGGCGTCGAACGCGATCGGTAGCGCGAGGTTGGAGGTGCGCTGAAGGTTGGTCTCGATGGCCTCGGCGGGCTGGCCGCGGTCGACGACGAGGATGTAGTGCTTGTCGCCGTCGGTCCAGTCGACGCCGAGGGTGCGCTCGTCGATGAACTCCGGCGCCGGCGGCGTGTAGCGGTACGAGGCGCCGGGGGTGTCCTCGGTGATCTCGCCTCCGCCGAGCGCGAACGTGACGGTCTCGGCGTTCCACTGCTGAAGCGTGAACGAGAGCCGGAACGAGCGGGAGGTGACGACGGTGCGCAGGTCGTAGAAGGACTGCCACCCGCGGATGGAGTTGGTTTCCTTGCCGGCGTTGAGGGTGACGCCGTCCTCGGTGGCGTAGCCGAGGTCGACCCATCCGGTTCCCCAGGGGTCGGTGATGTCATCGGGCGGGGCGGTGCCGCCGGGGGCGACCATGATGTGACCGTTTGCGCCGACGACGATTTCGCCGGCGTCCAATCCTGGCATCGTGGCCTCCTCAGGGTGGTCGACGCGCTTCGCGGTGAGGCTACCGGCCCGGACGGCGGTGGCCGTGCATGAGGATCCCGAACCGGTAGCCGGCGGCGCCGGTGGGTTCGTCGGGGTCGGCGACGATGGCGAGCGTGGTGGTGACGGCGGTGACGACCACGTCGGTGTGTATCCAGTTGGGCATGGCCAGGAGCGCGGCGTAGGCGGTGCGGGCGAGGGCGGAGGCGGCGACGCCGTCGTTCTCGTCGACGCCGTAGGCGGAGACCTGAAGGTGTGCGGTCTGTAGGTGGCCGTGGGTATCGCTCGAGCGTTGGCCGACGAGGAGGATGCGCAGGGAGCGGCCGGTGCGGGGGAATCCGGCGGGGAACCGGGTGGAGATGCGGGTCCCGGCGAGGTCGGTGACGGCGGGGATGGTGCGCAGGTAGCCGACGGCGAGGGCCTCGGCGTCGAATGGGATCTCGACGGCGGGAGCGGTGGTCATGGGTCGGCCTCGAGGCGCAGGCCGGCGGCCATGGCGGCCGGGCGTAGGAACGGCCGGGCGGCGCGGGTGGAGGTGCCGAACTCGTACCAGTGGCCCTTGAAGTTGAGGACCTGGACGCGGCCATGCCAGCCGTCGTCGGTGAGGACCGGGTTGCCGCGGATGGAGGAGTGCAGGTCCTTGGGGGGGCCGGTCGGGTCGTCGGGTGCCAGGCGGGATGCGTCGGCGGCGACGCGCCGGGCGGCGGAGGCCATGAGGTCGCGGCACTCCTCGCCGCGTTTCCATTCCTCGAAGAACCCGGGGGTGATGGCGACGCGCATGGTGCCGATCTCGCCGGTGGACACGAACCGGCCGGAGGAGTCCCGGTTGCCGGTCACGGGTTGACGACCTCGGCGACGGCCTCGATGTGGTGGGGCCGGCGGCGGGTGGCCTCGAGGGAGGGCCGGCCGCGGACCTCGAGCGTTTCGCCGGCGTCGAGGATGCGGTCCGCGGCGGTGACGGGCGCGTCGGGCGGGAACCAGTAGGTGTAGGTGGCCGAGGAGAATCCGAGGGTGACGCGCTCGGTGGCGGTGAGGAGCTCGCGGCGGGCGACCACGCCGGGGTGGGTGGCGGTGGTGGCGGTGGTCTCGTTGCCGTGTTCGTCGACGGCGCCGGGGGTGCGGGTGACGACGGTGACGGCCCGGTCGAACGGGATCACCCGACGGCCCGCCGGCGTGTCGGCAGGTCGGCGGTGTAGCCCTCGAGGGCGAGCCAGTCCGCGGGCAGTAGACCGATCCCGGCCGATTCGCCGGCCCGCGTCATTGACCATCGCCCGGTGCCTTCCTGTTTGATTCCCTCGGGGTTGTCGATGACCCGGGCCGCCATGCGCAGGACGACGCCGGTGACGACGTCGGGGATGACGCCGTAGCCGTGGTCGTAGGTGACCCGGTAGGCCCGATACCGCCGGGCCCACCGGCCGGTGTCGATCCGGCGGATGATGCCGTGTTCGGACCATTCCCACGTGGTGGCGGGGACGGGGGCCTCGAGCGGTCCGGTGAGGTCGACGAGGGCGGTGACGGCGGTGACGGGCACCTCGGGCAGGAGGAGGGTGCGGGTGCCGTCGCCGGAGATGACGGCGGTGTCGTCGATGACGGCGTCGTAGGTCTGGCCGGTGGCGGCGCGCACCTCCCCGGACGCGAGGCGCAGGTAGAGCTCGGCGGTGTCGTCCTCGAACGTGACGGTGCCGCCCATGAAGGTGCGGAGCTCGTCGACGGTGGCGAGGGGGGTGCTCATGGGCGGGGTTCCCTCGGGCGCCGGCGGCCGGTGTTGGGGGGCGGCGGGCGGCGTTTGTCGGCGGGGGCGTCCGGCGGCGGGGGCGCCCCCGGGGGGTGGGCCGGTGTGTGCCGGTTTCTCTACCGGATCCGAGGCGGGCGCGACCGGTTCGGTGGCGGCGGCCAGGGCGAGGCCGTCGAGGGTCTCGAGGTGTTCGAGCTCGTCGGGGTCGAGGCGGGCCTCGAGGGTGAGGCGCCAGTTGGCGACGGCGGTGGGGTGCGCGCCGGCGGCCTCGGCCCGGGCGGCGAGGGCGGCGGTGCGGGCCAGGAACGTCGACGACGACGGCGTCCGGTAGGTGGGGGCGGGGGCGCCGCCGGTGAGGCCGAGGGCGCGGGCGAGGCCGTCGTCGGCGAGGATGTAGGCGCCGGGCAGGCCGGTCGGGGACAGGTAGCGGCGGCGGGGGCCAGGAGCCACGGCGGGCACCTCCTCGAGAATGTCGACGGCCCGCACCGGTGTCGCCGGCCCGCACGCGTGGCCGGGGGTACCGCAGATGGGGCAGCGGACCGCCATGGCCGTCACGGTAGCCGGGCCCCCGCGCGCTGGCGCGGGGGCCGGCGGCCCGCCGTCTACGGGGTGAGGTCGATGGTGGCGAACGCGAGCGGGCGGATGACGCCGAACGCGGCGCGCATCTCGGCCAGGATGGCGACGAGGTTGCGGACGAAGAAGTCGGAGTGAGAGTCGCTCACCTGGATCGCGGCCTGTTCGCGGTCCCATAGGACGGCCTGGCGGAAGTTGCCGACGAGGCCGACGCCGGGGGGCATGGCCTCGGCCTCGACGCGGGGCAGGCCCCAGACCGAGGGCTGAGCGTTGGGGGCTTGGGTCGGCCCGCCGAAGTAGAAGTCGCCGTGCGTGTTGCGCAGGAGGTCGACCTTTTCCATGTCGATCGGGTTGAGAAGGAACGCGGTGGGGACGGTGCGGCCCCCGATGCGCACGAGGGTCCGGGCGCGGCGCAGGGTGACGAGGAGGTCGGTGTCCCACGCTTGGGCCTGGACGCCGGGCGTGTTGAGGATCCCCTCGAAGTTCTCGCCGGTGGCGTTGCCGGTGAGGATCTGGTCCTCGAGCTCCTCGGCGAGGCCGTAGCGGAGGAACTCGTCGATGAGGGTGCGGACCTGGCCGGCGTCGGAGAGGGCCCGCTTGGTGGCGGGGATCCAGTGGGCGATGGTCTTGACCGTCGCCGACACCTTCTGAAGGGCGAGGCCGGATTCGGGCTTGCGGCCGCCGACGACGGGGGTGACGGTCCCGCCGGTGCCGTCGCCGATGGTGGCGGCCGAGGTCGCCTCCGGCACGGGCGAGGCGTTGTTCGTGAACCCGGTGACCCGGGCGTATTCGATCGTGTCCGACTGGGTCTGGCCGGCGGTGACGAGGTCGGCGACGACGAGGGGCCGCACGAACTGGCCGAGGCCGTCGATGAGGCCGCGCCAGTCGTTCTGGACGAGCGAACCGCCGGAGGTGTCGGAGCCGCCGGTGATGAGGGCCTTGGCGCCGCCGGCGCCCCGGGCGACGTCGGAGAGGGCGAACTCGATGGGCGGCGACTGGATGCCCTTGGCGCCCTCGGCGATGCGGCCGCTCGGGAACTGGCCGAGCCAGTTGACGAACGCGTCGGACTTGGTGAACCGCTCGCCGAGGGTCTGGCCGGGATGGCCACCGGCGGGGGAGCCGGCGCTCTTGGCGAGCTCGCCGACGGGGAGGCCGAGGGCGTTGACCTGATCCAACATGGCCCGGTCGCCGTCGTGGACGAGGATGCGGTCGTTGGCGGCCTTGGCGGCGTCGAGGTGGGCCTTGACGGCGGTTCGTTCCTCGTCGGTGAAGTCACGGCCGGCGGCCTCGGCGGCGCCGCCCAGGTCGCGGGCGGCCTTGAGGTGGCGGAGCTTCTCGGCGTTCAGGTCGTCGCGTCGGGACATGGGAGGGGACCTCCGGGGGTCGGTTCAGGCGAGCTCGAGGAGCTCGACCTCGAGGAGGGCGCGGGCGGCCTCTCCTGTGGAACCGGGTTCGGGGTCCTCCGCGTTGCCGTCCTCGACCTCGTCGCCTTGACCCTCGTCGGGTTCCTCGGCCGGGGTGTCGGGTCGGTCCTCCGCGTTGCCGTCGTCACCGGGAGTGGGTTCGTCGGGAACGCTACCGGCCGGGGCGGTGAGCTCGGCGCGGCGATTCTCGATGCGCCCGGCGAGGTCGTCGGCGCCGAGGAGGTGGAGCTCCTCGACGATGTTGTCGAGGACGGTGTCGGCGTCGATGGTGGTGGCCTTGGCGCCGCGGGCGAGGAGCGTGGTGAGGGGGTTGGCGCCCTTGAGGGTCGGGCCGACCTCGAGCACGTCGAGGGCCTTGAGCTCGAACGCGGTGCCCTCGTCGTTCCATGCGCCGTCGACGACGTCGTAGGCGAAGGAGAACTCGCGCAGCGAGCGGCGGGAGAGGAGCTCGGCGACCCGGCCGGCGTAGGAGCGGGGGTCGTGCACGTCGAGGGCCATCTTCACCCAGAGGCCGCCGTTCTTGCGGACCTCGGGAGGGAGGCGCCGGTCGCCGGCGGTGCGTTCCTCGGCCTCGGTGACGGTGCCGAGGTGGGCCTCGAGGGTGTCCCACTGGTGAGAGAAGATCACGGGGATGGGATCCCCGGACTTGGCCCAGGCGGCGAGGGAGTCGGCGAACGCGCCGGGGAGGATCTTGTCGCCGTGCATGTCGATGTTGTTGAACACGGCGACGACGGCCTCGTAGGTGCCGGGGCCCTCGGCGGGTAGGGCCTTGAACCCGTGGAGGGGCACGGACTTGCGGCGGTGAGCGAGCGCGGTGGGCATGGCGGGGGGCTCCTCAGTCGGTGGTGAAGTCGAGGACGCAGGTGCATCCGGCGGTCTCGTCGGCGCCGAGGGCGGGGTCGCCGGGCCAGGCGCCGCCGTTGGAGAACTCGGTGCCGAGGGGCACGGTCTCGCCGTCCATCTCGGGGTGCCGGGAGTTGGTGGCGGTGACGACCCAGACTTTCGAGCGGGCCCCGGCCTGGCCGGCGCCGTCGGCGAGGGAGAAGTTGCCGACGGCGGTCGAGCGGGTGGCGGCGAGTTGCACGGCCCGCACGGTGACGGCGAGGGCGAACACGGCCCGGGCACGGTCGAGCGGGGAGGGGGCGGGTTCGCCGGGTCCGGCGTCGAGGTCGGGGTCGTGCTCCTCGTCGTCGGGGTCTATGTCGGGGTCGTCGTCGTCGATGGCCGCGGCCTTGGTGCGGGCCTTGAGGCCGGTGACGGCCTCGGTGACCTGGCCGAGGGTGGTGGCCTCGATCTTCTCCGCCGCGATGCGGGCGTTGACGGTGAGCCAGCCGAGGGCCCGGTCGGGGTCGTAGGTCGATCCGAACCGCTCGGCGGCCAGGGCGCCGAGCTCGGCGTTGGCGGCCACCGCGACGCGGAGCAGGTCGGTGGCGAGCTCGCGTGTCCAGCGGTCCGGGTCGGCGCCGGCGTAGGCGTCGGTGACGGAACGCTCGGCGCCGAGGCCGGCGAGGACGACGGAACCCTGTCGCCGGAAATGCGATGCCAGAATGTCGGCGTGCGCGCGTTCCCATTGGGCGAGCGCGGCACGCGCCGCGACGGCGGCCGGGCGGGCGGCCTTGAACCGCCGGGCGGCGGCACCGTTGTCGGGCCCGGTGGCGGGTTCGATGGGCGCGGTGTCCCGTGGTGAGGCGAGGCCGCCGACGAGGACGTTGAGGGGGGTGACGAGCTCGTCTCCGCCGTCGAGGCCGGGCAGGTTGTCCCGGGCGCGCATCTCGTTGCGGGTCATCCACGGGGCACCGACGGCGGTCGACGCCGCGGAGGCCCGTTTCTCGAACGACCCGCGGAGCTTCTCCTCGAGGTTGAACTCGAGGTAGACGTCGGCGGTGTCGGGGACGTCGGGGAGGAGTTGGAGCTCGAGGTCCTCGGTGATGAGGTCGAGCCACGGGCCGAACGTGTCGGCGTAGAGGGCGACGTGCTGTTCGTCCATGTTGGCGAAGTTCGTGTTCTCGAGGATCCCCACGAACGCGGGGGGGATGCCGTACTGGCTGGCCACCTCCTCGCGCGACAGCTTGCGGGCGCCGAGGTACTCGGCCTCGGCCGGCGAGAACGCGGCGGGCCGGTAGGTCATGCCGTCCTCGAGGATGGGGGTCTCGCCTTCGCGGCCTCCGCCGGCGGCGAACGCCGCGGCCCATCCGTCGGAGAACCGGGTGCGGGCGGTGTCGGACCATCGGGCGCCGGCGGGGCGTTCGATGACACCGGACATGCGGGCCGCGCCCGTCCAGAACTGCTGGCGCCATTCCCCGGCCGCGGCCTCCTCGGCGAGGATGAGGCGCAGGGCCTCGAGCGGCGAGCACCCTTGGCGGGGGTCGTCGAGGTTGTGGCCGTGGAGGTGAACGACCTCATCCGCGGCGAAGATGGCGGGCGGCCGGCCGCCGGCGGCGGCGACCCGGTAGGCGTCGGCCCGGAACCATGAGCTACCGATCGGTTCGACCCATTGCGGGGGGAGCCGGAACAGGCCGAGGCGGGTCGGGTCCTGTTGGTTGCGGACCTTGAGGAGGTAGGCGTCGTCGAACACGGCGAGGTCCTCGACGACGCCGCGGATGAGGCGGTGCCGGGTCGTCGCGGTGTTGGGTTCACGGATGAGCTCGGTGAGGGCGTGGTCGCCGGGCAGGCGGCGGCGTTCGGTGTCGGAGACCCGGCGGTAGGCGTGGAGGCCGAGTTGCGCGATGTTGCGGCCGAGGAACCGGGTGACGAGGCGAACGTTGGGTTGGCGGCGGTAGAGCTCGGCGTAGGTGAGGGTGCGCCCGGCGTAGGTGGTGATCCCCGCGGCGGGCGGGCTCGACCATCCCCAGGCCGGCCGGTTGAGGCCGACGAGAGCTCCGGCGGATTGCAGGACGGCCATCGCCTACCAGACTCGGGTGCCGGCGTCGGGCGGCGGCGGGAGCGTGGGGAGGGCCGAGGAGAGGGGCCGGGTGTCGACGGGGAGGACCTGGACGAACTCGACGTTGGTGGTCTCGATGATGGCCTCGCCGTCGATGGGGACCGGGTCCCGGCCGTCCTCGAGGTACTCGGCGGCCTTGAGGACGAGGAGGCCGTCGCCGGTGGCCCAGAGGATGCCACGGAGCGCGGCACCGGACTTGAGCGGTACGAGGATCCGGCGCCGCT